TAGTTTTTGAACCAGGCGTAGATGGTCTACTACACCTGGTTGAATCTGCTCCCTTGCTCTTGCAACCTCGTATGATGACATTGTTTCCAATGCTCTCAACAGATGGTCTACTTCTTGGAGAGTGAGGTTCATACGAATGCTGTCAGAGAATGATAGACTGCTTTGATAGACATGTGACCATGAAAGTAACCAGCGACAATAACACTAAGAGTCGCTAGTATCACTCCCAGAAACATCAGACTCGGAACTATCGGGTTCTTCGGTAATGTCGTGTTCGATGATGTACTTTCTAGTTCTTCGTCCTTTGTAGTCGAGGGTTTCGGTTGTGTACCATCTTCCATTAAGAAGCTCCGCGCAACTCACTAGCAGGTTCTCCACTATCTTTTTGTTGGTCGCTTCCTTCCACCTTGGAATGATGTGCGAGTCGTTCGGGGTCGTCATTTACTGAGGGGGCGAAAGGTGTACGTGAAAGGTTCTTGATTACGATAAAGGCATCTTTGTTGTACTTACGAACGCCAAAGGGTGTTGCCCATTTTTTATTGTAATCTTCTCCCTGATGAATACCAGAGACGGCAGTGCCACCAATCTCAATAACAATGTCATCAGAGGTTTCCCATCCAAGGGTTTGCATGGTTTGCCAGAAATCTTCTTGAGTAAACTTCATACGTCTCCTTCTTGACGGTTTTCAGAGTAGTGAACATCAAACTCACCACCAGGATAGCGTGCCTTGAGTTTATCAACATTCATCTCAATGATTTCATCGAGAGAAGTGCCAAGACCCATACATGCTTGAGCAACATACCACATGATGTCACCCAGTTCACGCTTCAGGTGAAACAGGTTTTCTTCGTTGACAGGTTTGCCTTGAAAGACAATCTTCTTTACCACTTCGGTAAACTCACCTGCCTCAGCACACATGCCTACAGAAGCAGTAAGCAGTCGCTCGGAAGGAAATCCCTGACCTTCAAGTTCTTGAACACGATAAACGAATGCTTCGTGCTCTTTGCTTTGTAGCGATGTGACGGCATTTACAAACTCCAGATACTTTTGGGGGTCAATCATACTTTAGGTCTTGAAACGTTTTCTTTGCTGTGAACTTTTTAACTAGGTCGATTTGCTGCTCTTGATTACCCTGACCAGAATCAACCAGGTCGTCTTGAGCAGATTCCTCCACATCATACAACCTCATCTTCGCTCTGTCAATACCTACACAGAATCTCTTGTAAGCAGTCAGGTCATTGTATCGGTTCTTCAACTGCTTCACCATAATCTGATTCATACCCTCAAGCTCCTCCGTGCTAATAAGGGCAAACATAAGATCAGCAGTAGCAGGGAGACCAAAGGACTCAGAAGTGTCAGTAAGGTCAACATCAGTGCTACCGTAACCTGAACGGGTGGTTTGCGTAGCACTGATAATAGGTACGTTGCATTCGCACGCGAGACCACGAAGCTCCTCAGCGATTGCTTTGACATAGGTGTAAGAGTTGACAATGCTCCCTTTATATCTTTGGGAAGCACAGATATTGAGGTAATCCACAAAGATAATATCGGGTCTAATGCTCCGCTTAAGAGCAAGATCAGAAATAAGAGACTTAAAATGTCCGACATGTGCAGAAGCAGTTGGATACTCTTTAATAATTAGCTTACCCTGCGTCTTCTTACTAAGGTTCGCAATCTTCTTTTCAAACATAACCTGCGGTAAGTCTGCAAGTTGTTGAATAGGAATGTTGAGCAAGTTCGCGTCAATACGCTCAGCGATTTTTTCCTCCGCCATTTCCATCGTGATGTAAAGGACGTTCTTACCTTGAAGAAGGGACGCAGCGGCAACGTGGCACATAAACAAAGATTTGCCCACACCAGTACCAGCGAGTGCGATGTTAAGAGTTTTGTTCGGAAGACCACCCTTCGTAATCTTATTGAAGAGGGAAAGATCGAAAGGGATCTTATCTTCTTTACGATGGTAGAAATCGTAACGTGCTTGTGCGTCTGAGACATAATCGTGACCTACGTGTTGATCGAAGGATACGCCAAGCGCCTCCGATAGTATTTGAGGAATAGCACCTTTATCCCTCTTGGTGTCTTGTCCGTCAGCAATCTTGACACTCTCCATAAGAGATAGGTAGATCGCACGCTCTTGACACCACTTTTCTGTAGCATCCACGAGCCAATCATGGTCTGCGGGATCATCGGAAAGGACATTCAATACCTCTACTACTTGTTTAAACTGTTCCTCAGTGAGGTCGGTTCGCTCCTGACATTCTATACCAAGTGCGTTAAGAGATGGTAGTGCTTCATACTGACTCACGTACTCATGAATCTCAAGATAGATAATCTTGTATTCGCGTGCAGTGAAGTATTCCTGACGAATGAAAGGAAGAACCTTACGAGTATAACTCTCATTAAAAACGAGATTACTAAGAATGGTTACTTCGAGATTCATACGTAGTGAAGGTAGGTGCCGACGATGTACTTGTTCTCAGAGACAGGGGGAAGACCCGCATGTCTCCACTGCCAGGTAGCAGGGAACACTAATATTTTACCACACTCTGGGGCAACTGAGTAGTCCAGTTTAGGAAAGTTTGTCTCTCCTCCCTCACGAACATCATTCAGATAAAGGAAGCAGACAAGAAAACGTCGTGCTGAGCGATAGTCGCCAACATCGACGTGAGACTTGAACTGGTCATGATTATTGTTTTGATACATTTTAAGGCGGTGCTCCTCAAATGCATACCTAGCAGGGAAGTCTGGACCTAAGTCCAGGTCAGTCATATACTTCTCTACAGCATCAACAAAGACATCATTAAGAGTATTCTGGATTGAATACCATGCAATATCTTTATCTAAAAATCTCTGAGAGATATTCAGTTCCGTGAAGGAAGGTCGCTGCTCTCTATCAATGTACTCGCTGTTGGATTCATGAAACGTGTTGATGACAGCTTCACAAAAAGACTCATCAACCAAACCAGTGTACGTTCTAACATAGTCTAAAAGGTTCTCACCCACCATAACGGAACTCCTGTGCTGCTGCCTCTTCAAGTTGTGCCATCACTTCTTCAGTGAAATACTTTTCAGGTTCAGACAGGATAGTCTTTTCATATACTTTCTTACCATCTTGAAGTTGAATGTAACTACCTGCTTTCTTCCAAACATCATACTTCAGAGCAAGTTGAGGCAGTCCATAGTAACGGTCAAGACCACGATCATAATACAGACGAGTTTCAACCTGAGAGTTCTCTTTTGTCAGACGAGACTTCTGTGCCTTACACTTGATAATGTTACCGACAATCTCAGTGCCATCTTTCTCTTTCTTCTTAGACAGATAGATGATGGTAGAAGATGCATACTTCAGACCAGAACCGCCACCCATTTCTTTCGTCGGCATGTAAGCACCGATGACATCATAGGTATGGTTGGTGACCAGCATAGGCACGTTTGCCTTACCCAGTTTCAAAGTGAGCACACGGAATGCACCTTTGATCAACTGACTCTTGGTCATGTCACGAACCTGCTTGTCAGCAGCAACGTCTGCAATTTCTTTCTCAGTAGAAAGCATACCCAGAGAGTCCAGGACAAACATCAGAGGTTTGCGGTCAGCAGCATCCTGCTCCATATACTTGTCCAGGATACGACAGGACTGAGTTCGGAACTGTTCGATGGTTGCAACAGGCACAATCATCATACGATCGGATGCAATACCACGGTCTTCAATCATCTGCTTAGAGATAGCAGACTCAGACTCAAAGTAAATTACGCCAGCGTCAGGATTGCTGTCGAGAAAATGCTGGACAATCCCAAGGCAAAAGAAAGTCTTGCCAGTAGACGACTCTCCTGCAATAGCGGTAATCTTATTTCCAGGGACGCCGCCGAAGATTGAGCCAGATACCAGAGCATTAAAGACGTAACTGCCAGTATCAATGAAGCCACAGGTATCTCCCGCAGCAACACCATCGCTAACAAGTCCTGCATATTCATTACCAATCTCCTTTGCTACATCCTGTAAAAAATTCACTCTTTAACCTCCAATAATGACGTGATATAGTTAGAACGTTTCATGGCACGTTCAAACCATTGTGCTTCTTTCAGATCGTTGAACATTTTCTCTTCTCTAGGAGAGAACCCGAAAGCGTTCTGATAAGAAACGATAAACTTTGTTTTCATCCGAATAGGAACTCCAGTGATGCTACTTTTTCTGCTTGCCATCCAATCGTATCCATAATAACTTTGATAGGGTCGAGGAAACTCTTTGAGAATTGTAGATCATAGTCTACCTGTTTGTCAAGACCAAACTCCTTCGGGAACGTAGCAAGATAACTGATGACGTTCTCGTTGATTTTGTTAGGGGTCTTCAGATAGACAAACTTAATCTTCTCTCCGTCTTGAATCAAGGGATACTTGTGTGTAAGTTTGTTCTTCTTATTGTAGAAGTTATACAGCAACGCGCCACGCACATGAATAGGAGTGCCTTTGCTATAGATCGTTGCAGGATTGGACCATTTATTTATTCCATTGCACCCTCGGGGGAATGAAATATCTTCGATTGGCAACGAGGAAAACTCATCCTTGAACTTAGCAATGAATGCTTGAGCATCCTCTTCTTCTTTGTTCATAATCACCTGCATACATTCCTTAATGGCAACACGACATGCAGCAGGTGTAGAAGACTTAACTGCCTCCAGACCCATAATCTTGAGTTTAGGCTTCTCATAGCGAACACCCTCGCTGTCCCAGACGTTGAGGATGTATCGTTTCTTAGCAGTCCAGATGCCTTTGTTAGCAATGTTCTCCCGCTTCATGAACATCTTCTGTTCATAGGCACCAACGTAATCTGCTAGTTCTTGATACGATCGTTCAATGAATGGTTCGATTCGATCTTTACAGGCTGCATCGAGGAAGTCAACGACCCTCTCTGGAGAAACATTCTTAGCATCAAATACATGGCGAACGAGTAAATCAAGACAGATATAGATGCTGTCAGTATCGGAAGCAATAACATAATCGTGGTCCTCCGTTTTGAGTAGTTTGTTTAGATAACTATTTACTTTTCCTTCAATCCAACGAATCGAGACTTGACCCGAGAGGGTAATTGCCTCAGCATTTGCCAAATTGTAATATCGGAAGAACTGATTTCCGATGGCACCATAGGCAGAGTTGAGTTGGATCTTTCGTGCCATTTGGATATTGTTGAACTTAGAGATATCCTTTTGAAGTGATGTGGTCTCTGCAGGTGTCTTGGCATGTTCCAGGGACTGCTTAGCGGCAAGCATCCTTTTCTTATAAATGGTTCGTTCATCGTAAATCTTCTGCATCATCTCTGGAAGGAAACCGTGAACGTCTTTACGGTACTGAGCACCGTTCGCACAAACGCAATAGTCTCCCTTGATATCTAGCGACTCTCCAAGAATTTTATCAACTGTTGCTGTTGGGTGTCGGGAATCGACGAGCGTCTCTGGCGAGATATTGTACTGCATAATAAGGTGAGGATACAGACTGTTAAGGTCAAAGCTAACAACCCAATCATACTTTCCAGGAATCGGTTCCTTGACGTATGCTCCTGCGTACTTTTCATCCTTCTTCGCACCTTTACGAGGGGGAACAACAACGTTGCGATCTGTAAGATAGTTATAGATCATAGTGTCCCACATACGGACCTGACTATACACATCTTCAAAGTTCACCTTTGCATCATAAGACATCGTAATTGCTAGTTCAAGCAACTTCATCTTATCTTCCAATCGGTCAATCAGCTCAACGTCTTGAATGTTGTATTCCATAAACTTCTGCCAGTCGCTGGTATAGAAGTCTTTGAAGTTTTCGTACTCAGAGTGGTCCACCTTTCGCTGACCCAGTTCGACGAAAGCAATGTGATCCAATCGATACGATTCTTGGTTTGAATACGTAAACTTACGATAAAGATCGAGATAGTCAAGAATATTGACACCAGAGATATCGTAAGCATAATTTTTACGTCCTTGGACATAGACCTCTCTCTCGTTTGCACGGTTCCAAGGAGACAGACTCTTCATCCACTTCTCCCCAAGCACACGACAAACCCGACGAGCGATATACGGAACGTCATACAGATTGACGTTCCATCCCGTCAGGATGTCTGGTGTATTTTGCGTCCACCATTCAAGGAAATGGTTCAGCATTTCATGTTCAGTCCAGAAGATATGAGTCTCTACACCCTTGGGTGCTTCAAACTCACGAGTTGCCCAACAGTAATACTGCTTAGTCACCATGTCCTTGATGGTGATAGACAGCATTTCTTCTGCTGCCTCTTCTACGTTAGGGAATCCGTTCTCACACTGGACCTCAATGTCCAATGCAAAAATCTTCATCTGATTGATGTTGTAGTCTACTTCACCAGGGAACTCCTGACGAATGTATTGGTACACAAATCGCTCGTATCCATGTACCTCAAACCCCTCTACACCGTCATACTGCTTGATAAAGTCTCGTGCCTCACGGGCAGTTTGAAACTTAACAGGTGACACATTCTTTCCGTCCAGAGTCTTGAAGTCCTCATCCTTACGGGATAGGACATACAAGGTTGGAGAGAAGTTTGCACGATAGGAAACAGGTTCCCCATCTTCATATCCTCGGTAGAGGATGGTGTCACCAGCAAGTTGAATGTTGGTATAGAAAGAACTCATTCGGATTTGTACTTCTCTAGAACTTCGGGACTCGGATCCAGTATACTCATGATCGTGTCAGAAGTCAAGAACATGTCGCGTTGAGCACTATGCTGAGGGAAGGGAATCAGGTTCCCATCTACAATCTCATAACAAGACTCAATCAAGAGACTAGGTTCTTCATCTAGTTCGGTGACCTTACCGATAAGGTATTCAGGTCGTTGCTTCAGGAGCACCAGTTTGATCGGTGTTTCCTCCATTTTCTACCTCCACGAGTTGGTTGTACTTTTCAACAATCTCATCATGTGCCTCGTATGCAGTGACAACTTCATCGAGTTTCAACATGATATCCTTACTCTTGGACAAGGGTGCCCAAGGTTCAAAGTTGATAGAAGGTTCGGAGATTTTGGTTGTAACACCTTCTCCATCTTCATCAACGAATCCTTCATTCTTAGGAGCAGTGATCCAAACAGAATAAGGATTCTTCATCTGAAATCCTACCGCTTTCTCAGGTTCTTCCTGTGTTGTGACCTCATAAAGATCACAAATCACATCCTCATTACTTCTTGTTCTTACGATTCTTACGCTCATAACTCCTCCTTTCAATTTCTAATACTGCTTCTTTAATAATATCCTTGAGGATTTTATCTTCAGTTGTTTGTTTGTTTTCTGCAATAGGTCGAACATGTCGCAGAAGTTCCTCAGTATAAGACGCAGGAACCTCAACTGTCAAGAGATCAGACTCGCCGTCGTAGTTATTGGGTTTTAAGTTTACATACACATTCATAAGTATACCTCAAACAAAAAGAGACCCCTGAGGGTCTCTTTGGTTGTATACTATGTATACGTTATCACTTAAGTGTTTCGACAGCAGCAAGTGCTTTCTGACGAAGATCCTCAGGAAGAGGCACATAACCAAGAGCATCTGCTTTACCCTGTTGAGTTGGGGTCAGCATCCAGCGAAGCATATCCTTCACATCATCATTTTTCTCATACTCAGGATACGCTAGGATCCAAGTAAGGGAGACAATAGGGTATGCATTGGCACCAGCAGGGTTAGCGTCAGCGCCACGAAGCTGATCGTCCAGGACGATCTTTGATAGACCTGCTGAAGATGTTTCAGCATTTGCTGTGACATAATTACCTGCCTTGTTTTGAAGTGCAACCTGTTGGAATTTACCACCAGAGACATAACCATAGTTAAGGTAACCAATGGCACCTTCCAGTTGTTTGATGCCAGCAGCAACACCAGAGTTGCCTTTGCCACCGATACCAACAGGCCAAGAGACGGACTTACCAGTGCCCACCTTTGCTTTCCACTCAGGAGAGAAGGCAGACAGAGAGTTGGTGAAACCTTTGGTTGTGCCACTACCATCAGAGCGCCACACAGTGACAATCTGTTTGTCAGCACAACCGAAAGCAGACCAGTTATCAATCTTACCAAGGAAGACATCAGCAAGTTGAGTCTGAGTCATCTTTGCTTCACAACCAGGATAGTTGTAAGCAGGGACGATT